TGAAGTCAAGGCCAGTTACAATCGCTACAGCAGAGCTTGAGCCTACGTTACCAATGGCAATGTCACCTGAGTAAGCATCGAAAGGAGCATTGTTGGCAGCGGCTGTCTGGGTCTTCTGGGTAGCACTGATGGTCATGTCTTTACCTACCATACCAAACGTGGTAGTAACCATCTGGTTAGGGGCCAGAGAGACACCCATAGTCGAGACCGACATACCAGTAAACAAACGAGCTTGGTCAATATCAGCAGCGTAATCTTCGATAGAGAAGAACTTGGGCGTAGTACCAACTTTCAAGACGTTAGTAGACCAAGCATTGAGCATAGCTGATTCTAGGAAGGCATCATATACACCATCACGTAGGTCAACAACAATGTCACCAGCTACTTGACGATTGCCATGACGATCAACACGAGGCATACGATCAGCTTGGATGTCATTGCCAGCAACACGATCTTTGGTCAAGTTCAGCGAGTGAGTAGAGAAAGGTAGGTTAGTAAAGTTGCCAGCGGGGGTAGTACCAAATGTTACTTCTGTAACAAACGATAGGCTGGAACGAGAGCCTTGCGAAAAGGGCATTTTAATGTCTCCTGTGGGGAATTATTTTAAGGTGACTTTCGTCACTTGTATAGATACCAGCCGATATTTACAGCGACATAATACCAAGGGTTGTCAATGAAGCCATTATCTCTTTCTGCGTAGTCAATAGAAACTATGATTGTTTCAGAGGCAGCATTAGTGAAAGAAATATCAGTTGTAGCATCGAAGGCTTCAATCACCTTGTCGGCTAGGTCGTCAGCAGCAGCAGGGCCATTACCCTCTGGCACATAGCAGAATACTGTAAAGACACCCTCATATCTTTGTTGGGGATTAGCGCCCCTTACAGCAGGTCTACGAGAGGTAGGGATAAACTTAGGTTGAACGAATGGAGTGCCTGTAGTGGGGCTAAAAGAGACGTTCTCGTAAGCAATAGCAGGGATACCCGAAACAGCAGCTAGTCTGACTTCCAAAGCGGCCCTAATATCATCATAAACACTCGCCATTATCTAAACTTGCTCCTAATCTTACGGAAGACATTATACCCGTCTAGTTTACTCCCATCTTTTCTAGTCCAGCCATCTTCGACTTTTCTTGCATGGGGTGATCTATTACGAAGGGTAAACTTTATGTTGCCAAGAGATAACATCTGCTTAATATTAAGCCCTTTAATATCCGACAACAAGTTACTGTAGCCCTCTTGCTTTTTAGCAGCAGCATCTTGCTTAGTAGGCTTACCCCTAGAACTTCTTTTTCGGCCACCACTAAATCCAGCAGCACCTAGAGAAAAAGATGTAACATAAGCCCCAGTATCAACCCCAGTGCCAAGTCCACCATCTTGTAAAGCAGTATGAGTGGCATAATATGAGACTTCTTCTAGCCTAGTCTCTATTTTTTCTACTGTGAGGTTCTCAATCTTGTCTTTAAGTGCTTTGAATGTTGCTTGAGTTCTAATGGGGTCATTGGTCATTACTCAGAGACCTCACAGATATAGCAAACAGCAGTACCAGAATTGAATACAGTAGTGACTTTGACGATAGTTACATTATCACCTTGACCAACAATCAAATCCCCATCGTCAGGGGCAACAGCAAGACCAAGGGCAGGGACAATACACCTACGAGTTCCCCTACGAAGTTCATCGTTAGTGGGCAGGCCAACAGAGAAGTTAAAGAAGTAACCACTGAATGTATAATCTGTGGTAGAAGACCCTGTTACAGTGCCAGTAGACGGACTATAGGAACCAGCAGTAGTCTTCTTTCTAAGAGTGAGTTCTTTACCGAAGTCTCTCACCAACCTAAGAAGGTCGTAGGAACGAAAGGACATATCCTACTCCTTATTCATACTCTGGGGTATCGTAGCTTGGTGGGTTCTTGAAACGATCCCTACGGAAGCTACCTTCAATTCGATTAGTATTCGCTCTTACAGCTTCGACATCAGATTTAGTAATGCCACCAGCAAGGATACCAACAGCAGCACCATCTGTCTTTCCTCTGTACTCAAGTTGGTCAGCAAGACTTTGGTACTGTTTAGCAAGATCGGAGTAATTAGCACTAAGAGCGCCATCTAGTTTAGTTGTAACCAGACGAGCATACTTAGAGGAAATAGCTCTTGCAATCCAAGCAGCAGAGAGGTATGTGTTGTCATTATTCTCAGTTAAGCTGAATGTAATTTCTTCGTTCTGAACCTGCTGATCTGTGGTATCAGTGTCACCCACAAGGAGACGTACAGTATTGAGACGACCAGAAGGTGTGGTGTTGTTTAGATCAGCGGCATTGTATGTCCACGCCATAAAGTCGTCCCCTATTATTTATTCACCGAGAAGGTTATCTCGAATGCGGTAAAAATCTTCTGTGATCCAAGTGTTCGATAGCAAGAACCTACGAATAAGCGCCCGTTGTTTGTCGTCTAGAGTAGACTTTTTACAACGCTTGCGTTCAAACTCAGTCGTGCTAGAAGTTCTGGATTTTACTTCAGCGTTAAGCAGGTTCACTAGACTTGCTAGTTTTTGACCATTCATCTCTGAGAGACGATCACCTACTTTATTCTGGACTTCTAATTCTCTGTTGTGGTAAATAAAACCAGCAGCGTATAGGGTAGCAACTTTTTCTTCTGTTACATTGTGCATACCAACCCAGTTAAAGTGGTCACCACGCTTAAGTTGCTTACCATCGGCAACAAAGGGGACTTTAACGAATACGGGCCAATCAATTTGAAAACCTAGATAGCTAGGGTGCATTTGGACAAATCCTTGTGAGATTACTATTATGTTCTTTTATCATTGGGTTATACCCAAGGCTTTTACACCTTGGGTAAACCATTAGTATGTTAGCTTAAGATTAAGCAACGATGGTGTTGAAGAAGACACCCAGATCAGCGCCCACAACTTTCATATCGTAGGACATCTTAACTTGGATCATCTCAGCGATCTGTTGACGCTTCAGAGCATCGTCCGAGAACGATTCAACAGTCACACCCAAGTTGCTGACTCCTGGAATGTTGTTCCAAGCAAAGGTCAAACCAGCCGCAGGGGTCATCAGACCAGCCGAGCTAGGCGTGTAGGTCAACAGGGCCGACTTACCACCGATGAAGGCGTTGCTTTCTGCCAAACCTTCAGCACCAGTGTTCTTCACAGCTTCCATAACAAAGAAGTTTTCTACTTCAAAGATTTCAGCCAGCTTAGCATCGGTAATGAGGGCAGTGTTGCTGATCGTAGCGCCGCCATTCAGACGAGCAAGGATCGAAGGATGGTTAATCAGGATGTCGCGGACTTCCTTACCAACAACCATCGTGTTAGGCTTAAAGCCACCCGACTTCAGTTGCATCGTGCGACGAGCCAAGGTCACGTCCACAATAGGAGTGGCGTTAGTGTAATCCGACCACTGGGTCACTTCAGGAACAGTGTCATTGTCAGCGTTAGCAACACCAGTAAACTCGTTACCCCAGACACCCGTGGTGAAGAAGGTCGAAGCGAACTGCTCCTCACGATGGATCAACAGGCGGTTTACCAGAGTCGTAGCACCAGCCGAACGAATGTCCAACATGGCATCTTCGTTAGCCAAAGTCTGCTCGTCAAAGTCCATACCTAGACCATAAACATCGGCAAAGTACGAGCTATTCGAGATAGACATACCGATACGATTTACTTCGGTACGTGGAGCAAGTTTCTGTACATCACCCGCGCGGTTCATATTCGCACGATCATAGATGTAGTACTTGTCCGACTGACGTTGTACGCCCACAGTGGGGAACACTTTGTCAGCAATAAAGTTCGTTTGCTCTTGAACATAAGCCAGCGTCAGATTGCTAAGTGGCTGGTCGATATGCACAGCGGAGGGAGTCAACATAGGCATAGTAATATCCTTTATCTATACTTTAGAATTAAGCGGGGACAACATTGCCACCAGAGATCAATTCAATCTCGATGACTTGGTTGATAACACCAGCTTCTTTAGCGTAACCCATAACCACGTTGCCCGAAGCAGCAGTCAGAGCCAAGCCAGCAGCGGTAGTAGCTACAGCAGCACCAGCAGCAATCGTGCCACCAGCAATGACCATAACCGAGCCACTACGGGTCACAGTAACAGCAGCATCAGCAGCCCCGCCAACAAGGCAAACACCAATAGCCTGCTCACCAGCCGAGTTAGCCAGAATTACTTTACCAGTCGATTCTAGAGTAACGAATTTAAATTGTGCGGACGACAAATCTGCGCCAGCGATGAAAGTGCGGTTATCACGAGATTGCATAACGGCCATAATTATTCCCCTTTATAGGATTTGTTGATGAGAGCTTTACCTTCATCGGTCTTAGCTACAGCCGCATAAGCCTTAGCATAGTCGCTCTTTTTAATGTTGTTTTTGTCCATATAGGACTTCACCAGTGCGTCCAATTCGTCAGTTGCATTAGCAAAAGTGCCATCTGCCCCCGATTCACCAACTTCGGTCATAGCAGTAGCAAAAGCAACGTCAGCAGCTTTAAGTGCCTCTACGATAGCTTTGTCTTCTGCAAAGGCTTTGAGCAAAGATTTGGCAACATTAACATCAAAATGAGGCAGGGTTTCTTCTGCGCGCTTAGTCAGTTCAATGTCGGCCTTCTCAATCTCATGTTGCTTCTTAGCAACTTCAGCTTCTTCAAGAGCTTTGAGAACTGGTGCAGGAATATCAGCTTTAACAACAGATACGCCACCAACTTCAATAGTCTCTACTGGAGCTTTCTTTTCGATTACGTCAGCTTTAACAACGTAACCAGCTTCATCCAGACCTTTTTGCAGACGATCAACCTCAGCGGTCAGACGTGCAACATCAGCTTTCATAGCTTCCATTGGGTCAGGTTTTGCTTTCCCTTTTGGCTTTGCCATATCGTAGCCGAGAGCCTTCATGGCTTCCTCACGACCGCAAGCCTTTTCTTCCATGTAAGCCTTAACTTTGGCTTCCATTTCTTCATCCATTTTATTAACATCCTTTTCGGAATTATCGCGCTTGAAGAGAGTAATGTGCGCTCCGATAGAAGCCCCCTTGTCCACTAGGGACACCTCTTCAAGCCTTAGGTTTTCAAGCATCGTCGGCATATCTATTACCCTTGCTTAAGTTAATGTCTGCGGGTAGGACTTGGAGGTTCCAAGGGACATGGAGGCCACAGACGTTCTTGCCCTGTAGTGGGACAATATGGTCTACATGGTAGGTTTCACCTGACACTGCGGTAAGGTCTTTAGCCAACCAATAGAAATCTTTAATTTGTTGCTCTTGCAAGGCTGTTAGAGATAGCTTGTTGCCACACCTTGCTTGTCTCTTATTGATGGCCCGCAAAACTTCAGAGTCTTTGTTTTTGTCGTAATAGTCTTTACAATAAGCCCTAGTCTTATCCCGATTATTACGTTGCCAACTCTGAAGCCTCTCGCGGCAGGCATCTTTATTCTTTTGATAATAAGTTGCAGAGTAGTCCTTGTTGCGTCTTTTACTCTGACAGTCTTTGCAATAGATGGACAAACCAAACTTACGTTGACTGTCTTTAGTAAAACAACTAAAGCCCTTTTCTTCTCCGCAACCCTTGCAAACCTTACAATTCACGGCGATTTGCTTTTCCACCAATAGAAAAATCCTTGAGTTCGCCTCTTTTTACCATGTCCCAAGTTTGATCGTCATGGACTTTAACAGCAATAAGCCAAGCCTCATAAGGAGACTCAATCTGGTAAGCCCTCTTGATTTCATCAGTCATTGGGAAAGAGTGGATGATTGTTGTAGTGGGTTCACCAGAGTGCATGGTTTTACCGATACGACTACTGAGCATAAACTCTGAGGCTGCTTTCTCAAGCTCTTCAGCAGTGATAATGTCACCCTGACGATCAACGATAGGCTCCCCATTCTTAGAGATGACAGAGGCGTAGCCATAGACAATACGCTTTTCATCGTCCATCTTGGTAACTTCACCACGGGACTCAAAGTCGGTTTTAGTAAGCTCACTCACTGTATTATCACTTTCCCAAAAACGGCAGCTCCAATATCTTGCAGAAGTCTTGTCTGTTGCGGTGTCACAAGAGTGTCTAGCGCGGAAGTTTGCACGAGCCTTTGGGTTATCCCTGCGGATTTGCATATTAGGATCACCGAAGGTTACTCTTTTAACCTTATCGCCATCTTGGACGAAAACTTCGAACTTCTTGTTGCCACCTGTGATGCGACGAGGTTTGTTCAAGGTTACAGTTTTACCTTGGTACTCTGCCTTCTGAACATCTTCTTTCAGGATTTCTTGTATCACCATCTGCAACATGGCCATACGCTCACTAGAAGGGGCCGTAGCCTCGTCCTGATCGTCCTCATAGCCTTCTTCATCGTCTTCAGCACCATAGTATGCCAAATAGGCTTCATGGCTCTCAGCGGGCATAAAAACGGCCTGTCCGTCATATTCGGAAACGTGAGTATATCCACCCAGACCCATATCGTAGCTACGAGCTACAGCTTCCATCTCTGTGGTGAAGATGTCATTAGCGTATTGAGCTTTTTTCATGTCAGGCAACAAATCCTTGTCGTGATTAGCAGTCTTAGCTCCACGATAGATTTCAAGGAAGCTGTTGACCCTTGCGTATGCCCACTGTTCTTTAGAAGTCACGTTAGGGCGAACTGACGAAGGGTTAGTTTTGTAAGCGCCAATACCTCTATCAAAGACTTGCTTGAGTTTAGCAGCGGTAACACGACCATGCTTTTCGCCATACTTCTCGTTGAAGTCTTTTGCTTTGTCTGCTAGAGTGTCCATGACACCTTTTTCAATATCATCAGACATCTATTGTATTACCTTTGCTAAGTAGCCCTTGAAATTACTAAATACGACAACACCATTGGCACTGGTCTCTACTCGGATACGAGCATCACAATTCTTAGGGATAACAACTGCTGGGTCTAGATCAATAATCCAAGGGGAGGAACTTGTGGCGCTAATTGCAGCTACCTGACGGAACACCTTCCCAGCCTCTCTTATTTCTAAGTAGAAGTCAGCAGCCCCATCTTGCTTTAGACTAACAGACCCAAAGCCCCCAGTGCAGATAAAGTAGTCTTTGTCGCTGAAAGTTGTCGCGGCCTTAAAAGACTCTTGTAATCCAAGTGGGATGTCAATGTGGATTTTAGTCACATCTGTTGGTATACCATTGGTAAGGGCAGTGTTTTCATATACTGCGACCCTACCTGTCAACAAAGAGCCATTGTTATTGTAGGCCATAGAGACCCTAGCAAGGGGAATGGGTAAAGCTACCCTTGTCCTACCATTTAAAGCTACAACTTGAGAGACAAAAGTAAACTTCTGATCCTCACCACTTCCTGAAACAGTGTGGCCCTCTATATAGATTTCTTGTAGGTCGGTTAGGGAGCTAGAAGATATGCTATCAATGACATTTGCTGAGACGTAGGTTTCATCTCCGCCTACTGTCCAAACTGTTTGCAAAGACCCTGTAACAAGAGCAGCAGATTTACCAAACTTGATTAGGGACTTTGCTTTTTCGTGAATTGAAACGAACTCTCCAAACTGTCTGTAGATTTCTCTCTCAGCTTGGACTAACCTCGCATCAGGAACTTCATACCCACGTCTTTCCCAGCTAGTCATTGATTGTAGCCTCTGGTACTGGGGGAGGAGTGTCAGGGTTGTACTCTAGTTCAGCAATGCTCATAAGATCAGAGATGACCTCTGGGTGGTTACTAACGTCAATCCCTGCGCCATTAAGATTGCGAAGGAAGGAAGACAGTTCACGCAGATCGTGAGGAGCAACATCACCAGCAACAATAGTTGGCATCAGCCCGTAATCTAGGCCATTCAACTGCCACAGACGTTCAACCAACTGTTTGTTCAAGACATCAACGATTGCTTGGATATAAGATTCCAATGCACGAAGGAACAAGTCTGTTTTAGTTTTAGACAGAGCATAGGAGCCGCCTTGAGAGCCTAGCAACAAAAATTCAGACAGAACTGAACGAGCAATGTCATGCTGGTATCTACGGATGATGGGGTCAATGTTGATATTTCGAGTGCCGCTAGAGGCCATCAATTCTACATCAACAAGACGGACATTAGTTGGAGCGCCATCTTTATCTGGGTAAGTATCCGAAGGTAGGATAATGTAACCCTGCTCGTTAAACTTAACGTCTCGTAGGATGCTTCTGAGACTAGTCACAAAAGACAGTTGGTCAGAGGACGCACTATTCGAGAGGTACTCTGAGGGGATACGAGCAACTGGAATACCAGCAAGTTCACGTTCTACAGCAATCGCCTCAATAGACTGAAGGTTATTCAGGTACTCATACGAGGTATATGCGTTACGCAGGATAGAACGCCCAGAGGCATCTCCATTTAGGCTTGTTGTGCGGTAGTACAGAGACTTATTAAGAGGAATGTAGTTCTTGTTGTTAAAACCACCTACATCTTGTTCGATACCTAGAACGTCACCAGATTTTTGGTCTATATCGAACTTACTGATTGTCCAAGGTGCGCGAGAAGCAATCTTACGTACACCAATACGACCATCCTCGTGCTTCGATCTTTTCTTGTCGCTACGAGAGGTGGGGCTTACTCTGCGCTTATAGACAACTTCAAACCAAGCAAAGCCATAGGACAAGAAAGACAGAGCTTCTGCAATGTGATCGTCTAGAGTATGATCCATGTCATGCAAGACACTCTTAACAAACTCAGCCTCAGCTTTAGCCTCTGGGGTATCATTAACTGCCTTAACGTCTAGGGTCACATCACGTAGGATTTGCTCCACAGCGTACATAACAGCACCAATAGTGCTATCATTGTCTCGCATCTCACGATACTTACGAACAGCCTTTTTACCACGAAGCTCAGGCAAGAACTCGTCAGCACGGATTTGTCCATGTAGGGTATTCTGGCCTGCAACACCAAGAACGAGCTTTGCTTCCGCCTCTGGGAGATTATTTACCATGACTAAAGGTTTCCATTATTTATTTATTAAGGAGACCCTTGGAATTGCTGTAAACAAGGGCGAGTTTTGGTTTACTGTAGCCATTCAATGACAATTCAGTTAAGGCCCACACAAGGGCATCAAGTCTATCAGGAGAACCTACAGAACCCAGTGGTTCCCATGTTCGCATTTGTGTTTCAAGTTCGTTTAAGCTGGCCCCATCAGGTGGGTTTGCAACATGCTTGACAAGATTACGCTCGTATAGGGCAGATATAGGTTCAGCGCGGGCATATTTACCACGAGAAGCGTGTACGAGTTTAATAGGAACTGTTTCATCTTCACCTTCAAGAGTTGTTCTAACCATATCCCCGCCTTGGTTCTTTTCAGCTACGATCCTATCTGCACCATAGTGGTGGTAGAGTTCGACAGCCTTAGAAGCCCAACCTTGAGGGGATAGACGATCTGTGTAATCACCTAGTACATAGGCAATACCATTCACATCTAGTGCGGCAACAATAATACCCGTCATGTCACTCTCAGCGTTAGAGGTAACAGCAGGGTCTAGTGCAACAACAATTCTGGTAAAGTCGGGAAGGTCTTCATGCTTAATAGAACAACTATCTAGCATTTGGGTAGTCCAGAGTGCGCCTTGCGCTTCCTCTAGGACTTCAGCGTAAAGTTCTTGTCTACCTAGTCTAGTACCTTCATACTGCTCTTTAACAGCGTTTAGGTATGTTGCAGCAAGGTTAGCAGAGTTATCAAAGGTAGTACCCCTAGTAACAAATGTCTTAGGGTCTTTAAGGATTTGTCTGACTAGCTTGGTAGGCTTAGGTGTAGTAGTCACCATAATACGGGGATGATCCCCTAGACGCATACAGAACTGTAGCATAGTCCAAGTGTCTATGTCTTTGTTCCAAGCGGCAAGCTCATCACACCAAG